GGGGATGCGGCCAGTCACCGTAGGGAATTTCTCTCCAACAACAGTTGGGGTTTGAAGGGTCAGCCTAGCCGCACCAGTTCTGTAATGGTGTAGCGGGTAAATGTAACTTTGACCAAAATGACTATGTTTGAGCCTTTTGGCTAGTCGTGGCCTCGTATGCCAACGACCACTGTATAACAGTGTCTATACAACCTCCCATCCGGGATTGGACGGGGAATGCCAAATTTCATTCCTAACACCCGTAAAGTGTTGTCGACCCCCAGATTAGTACCCATATCTTCATCAACAGCCCCTGGGGGCTGGCCAAGCATTTGTTGGAACGGTAAGCGGGGAGGTGGAAGCAGGATATACGGGCTTTGGGAATTTAAGACCCCCATTGCCCGCCTGCACACTCTCTCACTACTTTTCCCCATTTGCGCACGTTTGGTGTCCTTAACGTAAAAGGACCCCTGAGCCACAGTCTTAGCCTTTTTGGTTGGAGTAACCATACCCAAACATTTTAACCCCCACCATGGCCACAACTATCTTTGATTACGTTCTTCCTATTCATGCTTTCATTGTTGTAGTTGTTGCTGTTACCATACCTATGGTGTGGGTGTTGTTTGCTGCTGGCGTTTTGTTTTGCGTGTTGTTGGTTAATGCGATTGTCCGATCGATACCTATTCGGCTTCGTAACATTCTAAATCAGTATTTTCCAACAGCCGGTCATGAAGAATCTTTTATGCTTACTCATCGTTATTCTGTCATGCCCGTTTATCGCGTTCTTTCTGCAATAATCGCGTGGGCGCCACCACGCGATTATACACCTTACCCCCCCCGCTTGAATGGATTCGCTGCGGCATCGTATATGCCAGCGGTTCCTATCAAAGCTATGATCAAGCATCCGGCCCACGGCTGGTGGTCCGCATCAAAGACTGATCGTACTGCGGTTATTGCGTGTTTTGTTTTGTTATTAGTTGCCATGTATACCTTCCGCGTTGAAGTGCGATACGGCAATCAACAATATTCTTACACACAGGTGTTAGTCAACTGTCCAGAGATGGTTGACTTGCAAGAAAAGTGTTATTTGTTGTACTTTAAGAGTGCTCCCGTTAAAACAGATGTATATGGCAATCTGTGTAGCAGTGTTAATATTTCAACAGGCTGTGTTGAATTGCTACAACAACGGAACCGCAATGCTTATCAGCAATGCGGTTTGCTCAACAAATATAATTATCCCAACTCAACTGAAGATTGCTTTGCAGAATGGCATTTCGAAAATGTGTTACTCGATTTGTTTTCTGCAATCTTCTTTCCTGCTTCATTATTTTACGTGGCTTTCTATGCGCCCGTATTCTATGCACGACGAGTTGCTTATCCATCTAATGCTTGTCCGGGCTTGGCTACCCGGCTTCGTGATATCAAGATACCACCAGTTCTTGTTCCACATGGTGCACGTCATACGCACCCATTAGCGGCCGCATCCCGAAACCAAGCGGATGCGTCCATAACCGGACATATCTTTGATCAAGGATATGAACCATATTGCATACAAATGTCACCTAAGGATGTGGCTAATAAGTATGCTGGTTCGCTGCGGCATTTATGGGCTGGTACTGATACCCACAGCCCTGAACGCTCGGACCCTTTGCGCTCATACCACTACCTAAAATTTATGAATGTAGATTATTATGTAGAATGGGCAGATTATTTGTGGACCTGCAATCCAGTAATTATGTATACCTTCACGCCAACAGTACCTTGTGGCACTTTCCAAGAGACATCATGGACAGTTAATGAGGAGTCAGAAATCATAATGACTATTGCGGGTGGGGCAACTTACACCCATAAACTTTGGAACTATAACGTTGATTCCTTTGAGGCAGTTTATCCCGGCGTTACCATCACTTATTCGTTGGAACGCGTTGCTGTTAATGAGCATTGGTCTATAATTACATTAACACCAAAATCGGTTTGTAAGAATACCGAAACTAAAACATACACAACACTCAAACGCATAAATTTCGTGCAAACTGTGGTAGCCATTGATGGTGTTGAACGGCGTGTAGCCCTTCAGCGCAATCATGTTGGTGGCTTATCACTTTCTTTGCCCGGACAATTTATGTCTGTCACCTTAACTCCTGCTCTCCAAGTAATGTTGAAAGCTCGATCTCGTAAAGCTATAGCGTTTTCAGATCTTGTAGTTATATTACAAGCGGATTTTGGGGCCGATTGCCGTTTAGCACAAGCGATCGTGTATGAGTGTTTTCCATCGTCAGGCGCAGTGCCTTCGGTGGTGTCGATTTTGGAAGCTAAGAACATAGCAATTTCCTATCGGCGTGTTGCTGCGCCAGCTTTGCAGGTTATTGAGAAACCATCTGCAACAGTTTTGTGCCCAGCAGTTTTAGATTCAGCTTACGCGCCAATGCGTTGTAAAGCTAATGATCAGTGGTGCGTAGAGAAACGCATCACTGATGTTCATAACCCGCAAACAATCCTAGGTGGAGAAAAACATTCCCACCGTTACATGGGATATGCGCGGGAATTTATTCGCCTGCTTGTCCCAACCCCTCATCAATATTGTCCTAAAGAAATTACGGATGTCATTTTAAGTCAGAATCGCCCTACGCAACGTAGAAATAACGCGCGAGCTGCTCCTATGATATCTAGTTTCTTGGCCAATGAAGAGATGGAGGTTAAATCATTCCAGAAAGGCGAAATTTACCCAGCACCAAAAGATCCTCGCAATATATCCACTTTACCACCGGAGCATTGCTTGGTTTATAGTACATACATGCAAGTTGTGGCCGAAATATTGAAAGGCACGGCATGGTATGCTTTTGGTTTACACCCAAACAAAGTAGCTGAGCGCATACATCGTATGGCTGCGAAAGCGTTAACTCTAATAGAGACAGATTTTTCTCGTTTCGATGGTACTCATTCTATGGCATTTTATGAGCATTTGGAGTTAGCTTTGTTATTACGCATCTTCCACCCTTCCCAACATAATCTTATCACAACCGTTCATCGCATGATGTGCCAAGCTAAAGCACGCACATCATGGGGAGTCAAGTACGACCCCGATGGTTCTCGATTATCTGGGGCCGCTGATACTTCAGCTGGCAACTCTATTGATAATGCTTATGTCAATTTTAGCGCTTTCCGTCGACAAGGTTGTACTCCTGAAGTCGCCTGGGAGAAGCTAGGGTTTTATGGTGGTGATGATGGTGTTACGCCGGACGTAGATGGCCCTATGTTAGAGGAGGTGGTTCGCGATCTGAACCTTTCTTTAAAAGCTAAAGCACGTAAACCTTGGGAAGCGTTGTCCTTCCTTGGTCGCATATATACGTGCCCTAGCGCTGGACCACAGCATTGTGCTGATTTACCACGCCAATTATCAAAATTACATGCTCATCCTAGTTCCCGTGTAGAATTTCCGATGGTTGCTTTGTATAATAAAGCTCTAGGGCACTCGGTTACTGATTCTCTAACACCGATTCTTGGAGCCTGGGTATTAATGGTATTTCGCACATGTGCGCCTGTGTTGGACTCTCGTTATCAATCGTATTCATATACGGTTAGTCCCACACCCTTGGATCAACGTTATGTTCCATCGCGTGAAGCTATGTTGAACTATGCTGTTAGCGTTTTAAACGTTACTGTGCAAGACATCATAGCCTACGAGGCCCACCTTAATAGCATCACTTCACCTATGTTAATTCAACCATTAACGCCTAGGGTGGTGCAACTCCCGACCCCAGGAGTTATATTGGGTCAAGATTTGGTTGTGGCCCCAGCCCTACAATCAGTCGTTCCTGCTAGTAATCAAAGCACACCAGCGTGCTTGAATGGCACTTGTCCGCATTTAGGATGTCACCCTGTTTCCCCACTCCGTAGCTATGTGCGATTGCCGCCTAGCCAAATGGAAGGGAAGGGTGCCCCTGATGCTAAACTTCACCCATTACAAGCCCGTGCTAATGATTCGAAGCGAGCACCTATTGCGCCTGCCGTTAAACCTTGTTTTGCATTTGCCAGCGGCACATGCACTCGTGTTAACTGCAAGTTTGCGCATGTTATTGTAGCTAAAACAGATCATCCGTGCAAGGATTTTCAGAAAGGCCATTGTGTGCGCCCAACGTGTAAGTTTTCACATATTCCAGTGAAACCACGCGTTGTGCCACCGCCTATCAATGCTACACCCGCTTTGCGGCGCCACGATAACCCATTGGCGCCCTAGCCTTATAGCCTGCGTTCTTCCTCCATAACGCTTCCCATGCCTCCTGTTTAGATGAGT